CAGGAGTAATTGTTGTTGATCCGTCTACTATGACTGCAGAGCCATTAATATATAAAGAAAATTGAGGGTAACTCATCAATGTATTAAATTTAATTACAATTTTATTTACATTAATATTTTGCGAATACAATGCAGCTATTTGTTGGCTTGATGTATCAGAAACAAAATATTTATATGTTGCCATTTCGTTTGGCAATGAATTTTTGTACAAAGGAACTGGCTGTTTTGCCATTGTAAATGATGGTGATTGAGATATTGCACTTACAGGTGAATATGCTGATCCTGCATATCCATTCAAAATATTAGATGAACGATTAATTTTTCTAAAAGTAGAAGGCACTGGAGCATTTGAATTACCAGTTGTTACATAAGATTCGCCTGGTCTAAAATAAGTAAATGCACTATCTGTTGGCCATAGCGAGTGATACTGATAGTCAAAAAATGTTGTTGCAAAAAATTGCGGAGGAGTAAAGTAAACGGTTGTTGCTGTAGAATCCGAGTTTAAAGAGTTAGCAGAAATTGTATAGTTAAGCGTTGTAATAGTATCTGATGAATTATAGCCACCAATATATGTTTCAAGCTTTGTCCATCCGTATGAATTTGTTTCTATATATGATGAACCGTACTGTGTATTTGACTGACCTTTTCCATACCCATTAATTGATATTGGTAAATTATTATTAGTTTTAAAATAAATAACAACTTTATAAGCTGGAGAGCTTAAACCTGAAGCTGTATATACTACATTGCCCGAAGCTGTTCTATTTCCTGCAGCTAGTGTAAAACTATTTACACTAAACCCAGGAAGCTGGCTGTCAATCCCTCCTGTTGTAATTGATCCTGATTGAAGTGTTGGATTAACAGGAGTACCGCTACCCGCTACAGTAATGTATGGAGCATTAAATAAATTATGATTCCATTCAGCAGAAATTACTGGCTGAAGTTCAATAGAATTTGAGTTTAAAAAAATATTTGAGTTGACATTAGATAGCATTAGATCTCCGTAAATTCCGCTGTTAGATTTACGTAGTCAAACCCTGACCTTCTTTTTGTGACATCATATGTAAATGTTGTCATAAATGCATTATAAACTTGACCTGTTGTACCTTTAGAATCAACATAACTATTTGCAAGCGGAATTGAATTTGTTTGCGGTGTATCAAGAGCATACATTAATTTAACATAAATTGGATTAAATGAATTACCTTCATAAAAAGCTTTTAACCACGCAGCACCATAGGATCCGCTACTGTAGTCTACAAGATTTGAATCTTGTGTTGGAAAGTCTTTCCATTCAATTTTAATAACAAATTTACGGGCTACAATAAATTTTCTTAATGTTCCATTAGCCATTCTATCTGTAGATTCAACCAAAGTATATGTAACATTAATTGGTTGGCGATTATGATCTGAAAGCTTGTACCAAACCATATTTTCAGGTATTGTTGTAGCAACGCCATTTGAGTCAAAACCTAGTGATATTTGAACTCCTTGTGGAATCGAATATGTCATTTAACAAGCCCCCCAGTAATTTTTTGGCTTGCTCCGTGTGGTACCGTTGGTGCTTGTGGTTTTTTAGTACTTACGCCCATGCCATTTGTTTGAGTTTTAGCTTTTGCAATCGCATCTAATGTTCCAGACTGTGCGCCCTTTGCAACTGCTGCTGCAATTGATACAGGGTTATCTAAACCGCTAATAGCAATACTATTCTGTACAGTAATTGTACCAGTTCCTGATGCATTACTTGCAAGTCTAGCAAGATTAGCAGTTTTAGATACTGAAGAATCAATGTTGTGGCTTTGATTAGCAATAGCATCATTTAAATCAGCAAGAGCTTGTGAGAATTGATCTGCCCTTAATTGAATGCTATCAATAGTATTTTGCATTTGATTTTCTTTTGTAGTTGTAGCAAAATCAATACCTAATGCTGTTGCTGCTTGACCTGCTTCAGCAGCTCCCAAATAATTACCACTCATTAAAGCAGTTTTTTGATCTTGCATTAAACTAAAACGTTTATTTTCATAATCAAGAATTCTTTGAGCTTCTGTAGCTTGTTGTTTATAAATTTTAAGTTGTTCGTTTAGACCTTTAGTAACAATATTTTCATCTCTTACTCTTGCTTCAAGAACTTTTTTAATTGCCGTTTGAGCGGAAGACGGTGTAAATGATGTTGGTGTACTTGAACTGCTTCCTGGAGGTGGTGTAGATCCTCCATTAGCTGCAGACTGTGCAATTGCAATTGCATCTTTATATTTGTTATAAAGATCAGTAATTCCAGAATCTCCTTTTGCTAAAGCTGCTGCTACTTGATCTTGAGTAACAAGTGAGCTTGTTAATAATGCCCCAGCTTTAATTAAATCTAAAGTCGTTCCATTTCCTTTTCTAAGCTTATCTGTATAAACAGAAAGTCCTGGAGCTTGTTTATTTAAGTTGTTTGCAAAAGCTTGGTAAACTTGATCAGTATTAATTGTTTTTAAAGCTAAATCTTTATTTGCACCTGACATTTGAGTAATAACGTTTGTAACATTTTTTGCACCACTATTAGCTAAATTATTTAAGCTAGAAACAAGTCCGTCTACCGCTGCTTGAGTTTGTTGGAATCCCGCATCTCCTGCTTTTTGTCCTGATCCTGCATTAGCAATACCTTTTGCAAAAGCATCACTAGCTCCGCCTCTAACTCCTGAAGGAATAGATGTTGATCTTACTCCAATACCTTTAGCATATTGTTGTTGTGCTAAACCTATTTGGCTAATAAACGCAGTTCCCGCATCTGCACCTATATTTTTTAATGCTGCATTTGTTTGAGCAATAACAATTGGGGATGTTCCTGCAGCTAACATTAAGGAATTGGCATTTTGTAAAGCTTGAGATTGAGTATATCCTGCAGCAATATCAGAACTATATCTTTTTTGCATTTCAAATTTAACGCCATTTGCATCTTGGCTTCCTAAGTTTTTAATATAATCTTTTGTCATTTGATCTGAAGCATTTAAATATGCTTGGGTTAAAGCATCTACTGCTGCTTTGTTATCTGAAACAGATTTAATATGCTTATCTAATCCGTCTGTGGTTTTTGAAAAATCATAACTTGACAATGGCTTAAAGCTAATTCCAAAAGCTTGATTAGCGACTGCTGTTGTTTGGAAACTTTGTGTTAATGCATTTGTACTAATTCTTGCACTTTCTGATGCTTTTTTAAATATATCAACTAATCCTGTTACAGCTAATCCAAGTCCAGCTCCCGCCCCTAAGCTCATGCCAGGTATGAATGAAGCGATCATTGCTCCAGTTGTGGCTGCATCAATACCGCTTTTTACTGCTCCGCCTACTCCAGTTGATGGTAACACAGCATTTGCAGCCATTTGAGCACCAAATAAACCTATGCCACTAGCTGGTCCACCACTTGTAACCTTAGATAATGTTCTGCCCAAAAAGCCTTTAATTCCAGTTGCTGCTTTTTCTTCTACAATAGGCATTGATCCAAGTGTCTCTTCTGCACCCTTGGCTATTGAAGTTTCTGCATTTTTTGCAACATTTACCGCAATTGCTTGACCTGCTGCTGCAGTAGCTTCATCTACTGATGCACTATAAGAAGCACTTCTTGCATATGGAGAATAACCATTTTCTTTTAATGTAGGGTTTCTATTTACTGTTCTAACCTTATTACCACTTTTTCTTGCAACATCTTCGCCTGCGTACATAACTTGTGAACCATTACCCATTGTAAGTTCACCGCTTGCAAGACCTTCATTAATTACTGATGTTGGAATTTGTAATCTTGCTTGACCAATTTGAGTTGCAGCTACGGCCATAGCTCTAGCAACTTGACCTTCTGCTGTTGCTAACTCTTTATTTGCAGCAATAACTTCCGTTGTTGCTTGGCTAAGAATTCCGTCAGTAACTTTTTGTTCTTCTGTAGCTGTTGCAATCTCAACTGCTCTAGCACCAATTTGTTTTTCTAAATTATTTGTTGCTGCAACAATTACTGGATCTGTTATATTTGCTCCGCCTTGACCAACTGAAAATAATGTTTTGTTTGTGCGGGAGTTCCATTGTGCAATAAATTTATCAATTTCAACTCCACCTTCTTTAAGTGCTTGGTTTATGCCAGAAGGCAGCTCTGCAATTAAATTAGAAACTCCACTAATATAAGGTGCAAATCTAGCTTGAACTTCTGGGCCAAACATTGCCATGGCTGCTTGTGCCCCAGCAGAACCTGGTTCAAATGCGGTTACTAAGTGAGATCTTTCTAATCCTTGTTCTTTCATTCCCAAACCATTTGCTATTCCAGCAACAGAAGGAATCCCACCAGGTGCACCAGCGTTCATCGCTGCTACCATTTCTGTAAGACTCTTAGTTAAATCTTGAACTGCTCTATCTAATACTGTTGCTGCATCTGCATCGCCCAACATTTTATCTTGGAATAATTGTGCTGCATTCTTAGATGCAATTAATTCTGGAGTTAAATATTCTTTAAGGCTTTTTGTTCCTGTAATTAAATTTTTAAGTGCAAAACCACCTTTTAAAACATAACCAGCAAAGTTAGCCATTAAACCAGTAAGCATGATAACTGGACCAGAGAGTGCAACACCTGCTGCTAAAATGCCAAACAACATCTTTAGTGGACCTGGAAGTCCTTCAAATACTTTAGAAATTTTATTTGCAAAATTAAGCAATACTGTTCCAATTTTAACAATTTGTTGACCAACTGGGTATAAATCTGCCTTAAAAGTATTAAGTGCAATTTGCCACTGGGCTGTTGGTGATGATGTCGCTTGCTTCATTTCTTGGTTTGCAAGATCTTGAAGTGCAGAAGATGTTGCACCAGCGACTTTAATAGCATTGGCAGTTTGAGAGCCTGTTCTATTAAAGTTTTCAAGCAATGCTGAAATTCTTGAGAATTGATATTTACCAAATAATTTTTCAATTAGTTGTTCTCTAACAAGTGGAGAAAGATTTTTTAATGATGCTTGTAAAGCTTCAATCATTTGAACTGGACCGCCTGCATTTTTTAAAGCACTTACATTAATACCAAATTTTGCAAACTCCTTTGTTGCTGCAGAAGTTGGAGCAATAATAGATGCGAATGCAGATTTAAGTGCGTTAGCAGCTTGTGCTGCAGGAACACCTGCTTCTTTCATGGCAAGAATCATAACAGCAGTATCTTTATAGCTTCCTCCAAGCTGATCAATAATTGGACCAACTTTACTTTCTGATTCAATTAAGTCAGTCATAGAAAGAGATGTTTGCTTCTGAATAGATGCAAAATAGTTAACAGCATCAGCAAGTTGAGTTTGATTTAATTTATAAACATTTGAAAGACCAATAACACCACGTGTTGCTACATCTTGTGTTAGGTTTCCAAGTTTTGCAAGTCTTACTGTTTGTTCTGTGGCTGTAGTAAGATCAGAACCCATTTTGCCCATAGCAGCAAATGATGAGGCAACGCCTATTGTAAATTCTTGAGCAATACCTGTTGTAGCAGCCATTTTTCTTCCAAGATCCAAAACTTGGTTAGAAATTTGATCAATTGAATTTTGGCTTGGAGGAGTTAATCCTTCTCCGTATACTTTTTGTAATTGAGTTAATGCACCATTTGTAGCATCAAAAGCCTTAACTGCATTAGATGCAAATATTGTCAATGGTACAGACATACCTACAGTTAATTGACGACCCGCCCACTGCGTATTTTTACCCCAGTTAATAAGAGACTGAGTTCCTTTATCAACAGCAATGTTATATAAATTTTGATAATTAGCTGCTATTTTAGTAGCATCAGCAACTGCATTAATTTGTGTGGGCGTATAAACTGAAAAAACGCCTTGTTTGCCAGGCTGTTGCATGATTATTGAATTTTGTAATTTTGTTTGTTCTACGGCCAAAGCCTTCATTGATGTTACTGCTTGGCTAGATTGGTTTTTAATAATATTAAAATAATCAGTAAGCTTTAATTTTCCTGTTGTTAAAGCATTACCAAAATTATCTGTTTCTGTTTTTAATTTAACAGTTTGCTCTGTAAATTGCCCAGAGGCAACCATGGCATTTTTAAAATTAGTATTTAAATTATTTAATTGATTGCTAAGATCTGATGTAAGAGAAGTACCTGCAAGTGATTTTTGTAATGCAGCAACTTGTGTTTTAAGTGCAGTAAGTTTAGCGTTAATATCGCTAAAATCGCCAAGTCCAACTATATTTAATTCAATATTAGCAGACATTACTCACCCCCAAATTGCATAAATGCTAAACCTTCTCCTGCTCCGAACCCTTCCTCTGTTGCATGATAACCAGAGTTCATTGTAATATCTGGTGCTTCTTCATCTTCTGCATCAAGGTCAATTCCTTGAATTGCTGCAAGGAATTTTCTGTGTTCGTTAACCTGTTTCCTTTGAACTTCTAGCAAAGCTGTAAGTTCTTCAAGAGACAAATTACTTTCTAGCTCGTCAAAGTTTTTCCAATGACCAAGCAAGAAAACTTCGGACTCTAAGGAGCGAAGATCTAGTTCGTCCCAACTAGAGCTGCTCCCAGAAGGTTTGGGTCTGTGAGCTTTAGACCGCCTGCAACTTCAAGAATTTTCATCATAGTAGGAACTTCAATTAACTCTTCAAATTTATCTTTATCTGAAGCAAGTTCTGGTCGTGTTGTTTCCAAGCAAACCATGGCTCCTTTAATAAAGAAATCCATTGCTTCTTGTTCTGAAGCGTTATCTGCGTCCATGCCTTGTATAATAGTCATAAATTTTCTTAATTGTTTAATAGGTAATGGCTTGAGGGTAATCGTTGTACCATCAGCTAATTCAATTTCTACTACATCATATACTGTTGTTGCCAATTAATAGCTCCTCTGTTTGTTAGTTAAATTATACCAATAAAATCAGTATAAACAAATTCAAGACCCCGCCATTTCTGACGGGGCTTGAAATTTTATATTAAGTTGTATATTAAGTTATATTTAGATTGTGCCGTATACTCGGTCAATTACAACGCCGTATTCTGCACCTGCGTATGATGCGTCAGCATCATCTGGGAGACAACGGAAGTTGATTGGGAATACAGTAGCAGCATCACGCTTTAAAGCATGCATTGTTGTATCAATTTGAA